TCTTAATATTCCTTTCAATTTCTCTAACGACCTTAAAGGCAGGGACACTAATCTTTTTCCAATTGTTGTTATAGGGGGTTGGGATGATGGTCAGCATATTGATGATAATTCTATTTTTATAAGCACCAATAGCATTAGTTTGGCTACCACCACAACCTATATTGACATCATGAATCAGGTTGAAGAAATAATTGATAATATTAGTTATGCTCCAATTCTTGTAAATATTCCATCACTAAAGGAAAGTATTGATATTGAGAAAAGAAACTATAAGGTTTCTTCTATTAATTTGGATATTAGCAATTTTCCCCATAATGGCGAAAGATTTAGTGAGCTTATAGGTTCAGACTCATTAATTAATACAGAATGTAGAATATTCTGGGTATCTCCATCTGTTAATAAAGTTATTCCAGTTGATTTATTTGGAATCACCGATTTTGGGGATGCTTTCCAAATTTACTATGGCAATATCAGAAGATACACCCATGACGATGAAAAAGTTAGATTGGTGGTAGAAGATAAATCACAAGCTACGCTTCATAAGGATTTGCCGTTACCTGAAGATCGTCTTACAGAAGAAAATGGTTACACAAATGTCCCTAATAAATATAAAGGTAAAGGTATCCCGATGGTTTTCGGCTGGGTTGATAAAAGCCCGAGTGTTATAGCTTCTATCCCTACGCCAGTATCGTCAGGCGAAGATTTTGGACAGTTAAATGTTGGAGAGATAGAATTACTTTTTGATTCAAATGATAGCTCATCGATTGTTAATAACAAAGCGTGGGAAAACTCTCTTATACTTGATGATCATTTTTATCTTTACGATAATGATGATTTTTTTAAAATTCCTCAATTTATTACTGAATATGATGCTTCAGCTCTTGCCGAGTATGATATATTAGGATTTAAAATTTCGGAAACTAATAATCAGTATATTCAAGATGAAAACCTAAATGCAATCAAGCTCCAATCAAAACTATTAGATGAGTTGTCTGTGGGTGCATTTCTGTCAGATGGAAATACAATATATAATGATTGTGTTCTTGTTAGAAAAGTCCTTACCCCAGCTAATGGATTAATCGTGGGAGCTGTCAGAGAAAGGTTTGAATTAGATGATCATTCCAACCCTGCCGATAGGATGTTATACACATCACTTGGATTGCGAATGAATAACGAAACTGGCAATGAAATTGTAGGTACTATGTTGATGGAATACGAAAATAGACCTACTACTTGGGATGGATCATCATCATTGGTAGGAGTTGGAGAAACCCAGCATTCTACCCCTATGGATATAAACGATGGTGAAGATTTGATATATACGGGATTTGGTCAATATGCTCCATCGGATACGACTGGTGAATGGTGTACTATTGGTGCAAATATTACTGCACCTGCATTCGGCTTCGACGATCAGGTGGGCTATTGGTACATTAGATATTCTTTATACGCATCAAATAGAACATTAATAGATAGTGAATCTGATACAACGGCTAATATTGAATTAATATCAATACTACTTCCTTCGGGAGAAAATAAAAAATCTGATGAATATGATATTGATGATATTGTAGATAATGCAGATTCTTGGACTCTAATAAGTGGTGCATCGAACAGGATTAATAGATTGTTGGATTATGATTCAACTAATAGCTGTGCAATTGTAGCAGGGCTTCAATCAGCATACGATTCTCAATTTGCTGGAAATCTATATATATCGCAGGCTGTAAAATATGCGTGGGGGAGGGTTAATAATGTTATAAGTAAAGAATATTATGCTTCTGTTTTTGGCAGGGGTGTCGTGCTTACTTCCTCTGGGCAGTTTGATATAGGAGTATCAGCACCTAAAGCTATTGGACTTATAATGAACCATATTGGAGTAAGTGACATAGAATCACCCCCAAGTGATTATATATACGCCTTCACGGTTGAAAAGATTAACTCAAAAAAATTAATAGAGGGAATTGCCTCTGCAAGTTCTTTCATCCCCCGATTCAATAATATGGGGGTGTTTAAGTTTACAGAAATTCCTAATGGTGGTGGAACTGCCGATTTTCAAATTGAAGAAGCAGATGTAATTGACTTCTCTTTCTCTAAAACCAAAATTGAAGATGTTTATACCAAGATTGTATTCCACTATAATTGGGATTATGCAATAGGAGAATTTAGCGATAGTGTAACTGTTAAAATGGATGATGATATTATAGATGGTTATAGTCTTGATTATTATGGATTTAAAACAATAGATGGAGATGAGCACGCTGAATCCACCCTTGAAATTGAGGATGATAGGGGAAAATATATAAGAGATTATGGAACTGCATTAAATTTTGCACTATGGTATTTGATGTGGAGTTGCAATCAACATTTGAAGATGAAGGTTAAACTCCCCCTAAAATACATGAATTTAGAAGTGGGTGATCTCGTTCAGTTTGATGAGGTGGTTGGTGGAATTGAGCCTTTTAATATTAATTATAAAGTTGCAGATACAGTAAATGAACAGGTGGTATTTAACACTTTTCTAATTACCTCAACCAATAAGACATTAGATGGGGTTCAGATCGAGTGTGTTCAAATGCACGATTTACAATATTGGCTGAATCTTACATTGGGATGCCACACCGAAGGTGCTTGTAACTATGATGAAGATGCTGACACAGATGATGGAAGTTGCTATTGGGCTGAAGAAAATCATGACTGTGAAGGTAATTGCCTATTAGATATAGATGCTTGTGGGGTATGTGGTGGTGATGCTACCTGTTGCCCTCCCGACGTTCTTGATTGTAATGGTGATTGTAATGGGAGTGCAGTAGTTGATGAGTGTGGTATATGTGGTGGTGATAATACCTCCTGTGCTGATTGTGCTGGAACTCCAAATGGTGATGCTGTAGAAGATGAGTGTGGTGAATGTAATGGTGATAACTCTACCTGTTCTGGTTGCATGGATGGAGACGCTCTTAATTTTGATCCTGATGCTACCATAGATGATGGAAGCTGCGAATATCCTTTCGTGTGCAGACCACAATTAGATTATGTTCTTGTTGGCATACAGAATGAAGCCACGACCGATGTCTTAGAGTTTGACAATGATAATGATGTTGAGGATTGCAACCCTTTATTCGATCAAGAATCACCCCTGCCTTCAACCTCGGTAAATAATGCCATAGTTTCTCTTAAATATTTTTGGGTTAGGTTTGGAGGCAACTGCTTAGAAGGCAGAATGGTAAAGGGGGTTAGATATAAGTTAAAAAATGAAGATGATGTTACAAATCTAATTAATGAAGGTAATGATTTTTATGACGGCTGGTGTACTGGAGGCTGTTTTGATGATCCCGATGATGTAGACGATACAGCAACAGTATATCACCTTTGGTCGCCGGGGGCTACTGATGAGATACAACCATTTTTTGAACTAAATGATCCTTCGGATGGATCACTACATCTTGTTGAGATGCAATTTGAAATTACCACAGTAGATTGTATCACAGAAGAAGAAATAGTATATATAGAAGATGTGAAATTTGAACTTGAACATACAGCGTGTGGCAATATGGGTGACATAGATGCTGATGGTAACTGGAATGTACTTGATATTGTTGCTCTTTGCAACTGTGTGCTTGCAGGTGGTGGTGCTGAAGGTGCAGGTTTGCCATGTGACGAGATTGAAAATGGCTGTGCAGGTGACATGAATGGTGATGGTGGCTATAATGTGCTGGATATTGTGACACTTGCTAATTGTGTATTGGCATCTAATTGTGGAGGTTAATGATGGCTAAACTTTATTATGGAAATGGTAATTGTAGTATCGAATCAGGTGGTTCTGAAATTCGAGGAGTAGAAATTAGATTTTCAGGTGCAATTGAGATTGAAGATAAAACTTCTGATTCTTTTGCCATTAGTCATCAAGATAATGGAATAATAATATTTCCAATAGGTGAGGGAACTTTGAATGAACTTTTTGATTATACAGGTGAATTTAAGATAACATCTGTAATTGTTGGAGATATTAATGGGAAAAAAGTTTCTACTACAATTCACAGGGTAATGGATTACACAGAACTGTTAAATACTAAAGCTGAAGATATGACCACTAAAAGCGAGGATTTATCTGCTACCTATGTATCAGACAAGAAAGTATCTAAAGCCTCTATAAATAGACAAAATTTAAACAATCAGCATACCTCTGGCTCAGGGTCATTATATGAAACACATCTATATTT